GACTATAGGTTTACAAGCTAGAATGTTCGGTAAACTTATGAGAAAAATGGTTGCATTAATAGCTGAACACAATTGTGGTTTTGTGCTTATAAACCATTTAACAACAGAGATAGGGAAGATGCATGGAGACCCTCTAACAATAGCAGGAGGTAGAGCTATAAGATATTCTTCAATGCTTACTCTTGACTATAGAAAAAGAAGTATACAAGATGCTGACCCTATTTCAAGAGAAGAAGGTATGAAGATATCAGTTACGGTACATAAAAATCACTGTAAACAAGATAGAATGCCTTACTTAAAAACAGAATACTTCATAGTATATGGACAAGGAACTGAACGTTCTATAGAAATAATAGAAGTTGCAGAGAAATGTGGTATACTTACAAAAAAAGGTTCATGGTATAGAGAATACGGAACTGAAGTAGATAAGAAAGGTGAACCATTAGAAAGAATACTTGCTGATGGAACAAAAGCTGCTTGGAACGGTATGAAAAATACTAGAGCTTATATAATGAATAATCCAGACTACTTTGACTACTTAGTAAATAAAGTTGAAAACTTTGGGAAGATAGATGTAGAAGTCTTATCAGAAGAAGAAGTTGAAGCTATAGAAGCTGAAAATAAACTTGACGGACAAGTAGTTGAAGGAGCAGAAATAAACTTAGATGAAATATTAGCAGAAGCTGATACTCCTAAGAAAAAAACTGCTAAGAAAAAGTAATACTTTAAGGCGGGAGAAATCCCGTCTTTTTAATTAATTAGAAAGGAGAATACTTATGGAAAAATATAAAAATAAGTTTAAGTACAAGGTTAAACAAATAAATGTGATTACAGGTGTTGGAATAAAACGTATTAAAGCTGAAGATGTAAAAAACCTTGTCGTTGGAGAAGGCTCACACTGCGGTAAATTCATGTACTATAAAAAAGATGATTATATAATTGTTGAAACTACAATACCTATGTTACCTATAGGAAACGATATACTTATTATAATGAATAGAACACATGACATAAGTATTTTACCAAAAGAATATTTAGAATAACAAGGGAGAGCATTATATGAGTTGCGAATTTGGACATTTAGATTGTAAAAATGAAGGAATAAGATGTGATTTATGTTTTAATGAACTACATTATGTAGCTAAACAAGTTAAGAATACAGGATTACGTAAACGTAATACTGAAAAAGCTACAAAGAGAATGGGAGAAGTATTTGAACGTAATAATCACAAAGCTGTTAAAAATAATATTGAATCAGTTACTACTGGAATGACACCTAACTCAGGAGCAGGTAAAGTAAAAGGAGACCAACAAATAAGAGGTATGGTCAATATAATGGAAGAGTTAAAAACTCAAGACCCAAATAGAGCTAGAGGTCATGCACAATTCACTATTAAAAGAGAATGGCTTGATAAATTAGATAGAGAAGCACCATTAGAAAATATGGAATTTTGGTACTTAAAGTTTGCCTTTAAGGATACAGATGACCAATCATATGTTGTTATAGATTCCGCCTTGATGAATGATATGGTTGCTACAATAGTAGCAGACAGAAAGAAATCTAAAGAGGCCGATTCAAAAATAAAAGTCGCTGATACTAGAAGAACTCTAGCAGAAGCTGAATCAATAAAATTACATGCTCAAGTAGAATATTTAAAAGCTATACTTGAAGAGAAAGGAATTGATTATGACAATAAATACTAATCCTACTAGAAATTTATTAGGAGGTCAAATGTATAACCAAATAAACGAAGATATATTGAAATATCAAGATTTATTTATAGGAGGGAAAACTATGGAGAAACAAAATACATATCTTTCTACAGGAAATGAATCATTAGATGAAATGCTAAAAGGAGGATACCAGATAGGTAAACTAACTGAAATTAGTGGTGCTACTGATACTGGTAAAACACTGCTTGCTTTATTAGCTATTAAAGAACTTCAAAAACAAAATAATGACAAAGTCGCAGTATTTATAGATGCCAGTAGAGGTATGAAAAAAGAATATATAGATGAACACGGTATAGATGCCGATGGAGTTATCTATATACAACCTGAATCAATAGAGAACTTAGTAACAATATTATCAGAAGTTGTAAAACCTTGCATTGATGATATAGGACTTATAGTAATAGATTCTCTAGCTGATTTGTCTACTAAAAAGGAACAAGAATGTAGTATCTGCACTAATACAGATAGACATAGAAGTATAGTTATAAAAGCTTTACTTACTAGAATAGCTAATCTTGTTCGTAATAGCGAAGCATGTGCTATTATTCTTAATCAAGACAGAAGTAGTTTTGAAGATGATTCTATAAACACAGTATCTTCTTCTGAAAGATGGGTTAATATGACTTGCGATACAAGACTTAGATTAACTCTAGATGAAGATGGAGACATATGTGTAGATATTTCATTTAAAAATAAATTGACTAAATAGAGAAAGGAATGATGTTAACATGGCTTTAAAGAAAAAACAAATAAGCTACTTGTTAGTCGCCGTCCTTGCGGGCGGTGTAATAATAGGAGAAGGAATAGGATTATATAAGCTTAATCAAAAAGTTGAGGATTTACAAAAAACAAAATCTCAATTAGAGCTTAAAATAGATAGTCTAAATAAAACTATCAAAGATAAAGACAATACCATTGACAATGTAACTAAAGAAAGAGATAATAATAAAGAATCTCTAGACAAATTACAAAAAGAAAATGAAGTGTTAAATCAAAAGCTAGAGGCTAAGAAAAAAGAGGAGGCATCAGCAAAGCTTGCTTCTGCTGAACGTCCCACCCGAAGCGTATCTAGAGGTATAAGTACAAGAGGAAAAGCTGTAACTATAACTCTAACATTCTATGGTGATTTTGCTCATGAGAATGGAGGATATGCAGGTATAGATGCACAAGGTAATAAACTTGTAGCTGGAACAGTTGCTTCTAATGTTTATTCTTTTGGTACTAAATTTGAATTAAATGGACAAGTATTTACTGTTAGAGATAAAGGAGGTTCAAACTTTAATAGCTCTAATAGATTAGATGTATTTGTACCTAGAAAATCAGGAGAATCAAATAGTGCTTATTCTAAACGTATAAGTAGTTATGGAAGAAAAACTGTTACAATGTATAAACTTAGTTAAAAGGAGAAGAGCATGAATAAACATCATAAAATATACTACATACATGGCACAATGTATAGTGGTAAAAGTTTAGACTTAATCTCTACATATTCAACATATAACTTTAATAATAAAAAAGTTTTAGTATTGAAACATGCTAAAGATACTAGAGATGAAGGTATAATTAAATCTAGAATGTCTTCACAAGAAATAAAATGTGTAACATTCACAGATGAAAATTCACTATACAAAACAGCTGTTAAACAATTAAGAGCTAAAAGATATCATCCTGATGTTATATTAATAGATGAAGTACAATTTTGTAGTGATAAACATATAAAACAACTACAAAATTTATCTACTATAGCTCCTATCATGTGCTATGGACTTAAAACAAGTTATACAGGTGATTTATTCCCTGCTATAGCTAAGTTAATACCATTAGCAGAAAGCATAAAAGAAATAAAGACTACATGTTGCATGTGTAATAGTAAAGCTACTTACAATCTATTAGTTAGAAATGGTGAACCTATATACGAAGGTGCTTTTGTTAATGTAGAAGGTGAAAATAAAAATGATAATTACTATGCAGTATGTAGAGAACATTTTGTAAAACCAGATTTAACTAAAATAAAATAATACACACTTATTAGAAGGAGAGATACAAAATGAAATTAAGAGAAGAATCATTAGACTTTTCACAAGCTTTAACTTATTTAAAAGCTGGACAAAAATTAACTAGAACTGGCTGGAATGGTAAAGGAATGTTTGTTGTAATGCAAAAAGATTATCCAGAAGGAATACCTTGCAATAAACAAACTGCTCAAGCATGGGGACTTAAAGAAGGAGATTTATTTAAGTGTAACCCATATTTCCAAATAAAGAATGCAGATGGCTCTCATTCAATGTGGGTCCCAAGCACAGGAGACTTATTATCAAATGACTGGAGAGTTTTAATTGACTAAAAATTAATAAGACAAAATAGAATAGGGGGAATCGACATATGGCTATTAAAATAAAACCAAAATCATTTATTAACAAAGATGTAATATCAACAAAAGCGACTACGAAAAATTCTGCAAAAGATGCTAAAGATGAAATGATTTATAATGGTGTTTACTTAATAGAGAATTCTGTAACAGGGAGGAAATATGTTGGTTCCTCTTCTAATATAGACAGAAGAATTAAAACACATAAACAGCATTTACAAAAAGGCTGTCATAATAATCGTAAGTTGCAAAAAGACTATGATATGCATGGGATAGAATCATTTAAATTTATCATTTTAGAAAAAGATGTAGCTCATGACCTTTTAACAGCTTATGAAAAGTATTGGATATATAAACATGATGCTATTGTTCGTTATAAAGGTTATAATGATGTCATGCCAACACTTAATCATAGTGCTTTTAAATATGTCTATAATTTAAAGGAGGGAATTAAATGAGTTATCCTATTATAAAATTAGATGTTATAAATTATGCCGATGGCGAAAAATTAGCAGAATTAAAAGTGTCTTCATTGCCGCCTATTAATACTTGTTTTTATATAGAACATTTAAATAAATATTATCAAGTAAAGAATTACTTTTTAAATACAATACCAACTAATAAAGAAGGTTCATATAAAGAAGGAGACTATAAGATGATAGTTATTTCAGGCGGAATGCGTACACAATGGGAGGAAACATGCAAAAATATTTAAAAGATTTAATATGGGATGAATGTAATAAAGCAAATAACTTTATACAAATACCAGGTATTTATAGACACTTCAAATTAGAAAAAGACAGAGAAGATATGATATATGCTGTATCTAGTATATCTGTTCCTCTTGAACCAAATAATATGCTTGAATTAATACAAAAAGAAAAACATACTATACATGTTTTCCATCATACTGAATTAGAATCAGATACTTGGATATTTAGAGTTGGAGATAAATATTATCATCCTTCTACTATAGAAAAAGAAAAGTTAGTTATATATACAGCTTTATATGGAGATAGATTAACTTATGTAAGACCATTACCTATGTTCTTATCTACAGTAGATAAAGAGAAATATCCTAATGCTACACATAAATTTAGACTAGAAAGGATTTAATTATGAGAAACCCAGATAGAATAGGACCAATGTTAAAACAACTTGAATCATACTGGAGAGCTAATCCAGATTTAAGATTAGGACAAATAATATCTAATATGGCAGCATCAGTAGGCTCAAAAGACTGTTTCTTTACAGAAGATGATAAAATAATGGGCATTTTAACAGCTGAAAATTTAAAAGGAAATCCTGAACAACCAGAAGTTGTTGAAATTATGAATGCTTGTAACACATCAGAAGTAGAAAATAAGCTTATGTCAATATGTCATGAAAATGATATATGTATGGGAGAGATATTAGCTTCTACTGGAGTTAATAATATCTCATTAGAAGAAGCTATGGAACTTTACTGTAAATTAATGAACAAAGTAGAAGGAGATACATTTGTACAATATTATAATTGTAAACCATGTATGAATGAAATTTATGAAGATGATTATAGAATTATAGGAGAAGATTTTTAATGTGTAAAAGATATACGATAAAAACTTTTATATATAAAGATAAGGTTGTAGAAATATGCAGTTATCAATTAAAACGTAAAACAATTATATATGCTTCTGTAAATACAGAATTTAATAAAAAGCTTTACTATTTAATGTCTGTAAACAATGTAAGAGAAGCTATAAGAAAAGCAAGAAAGAAAATAGATTCATATTAAATAAGGAGGGAATACTATGAGAGCAATGCTTTTATTTAGAGGAGCACCTGGATGTGGTAAATCCACTATGATAAAAGAATTAGGACTAGAACAATATACATTATCAGCAGATAATATAAGGCTATTAATACAATCACCCGCTATGAAAGTAGATGGTTCATTTACTATAGGTGTAAATGATGAAAAAACAGTATGGTCTATATTATTTGATGTTTTAGAAGCTAGAATGAAAAGAGGAGAGTTTGTAGTAATAGACGCTACTAATTCTAAAACTGCTGATATGCAAAAATATAAACAAATATCTGATACTTATAGATATAGAATATATCTAATAGACTTAACGGACTTACCTATAGAAGAATGTAAAAGAAGAAATGCTAATAGATTACCTGAATACAAAAGAGTTCCAGAACAAGCTATTGATAATCAATATGCAAGATTTAAATCTCAACAAATACCTACAGGTATAAAAGTATTAGATAAAACTAAACCAATAATACCTCAAATGTCTTTTGATAAAATAGATTTATCTCATTATAGAAAAATACATCACATAGGAGATGTACATGGATGTTACACTGTACTTAAAAAGTATATGGACGAAAACTATAATGAAGAAGATTTATTCATCTTTACAGGTGATTATATAGATAGAGGTATAGAAAATAAAGAAGTATTAAATTATCTATTTAAATATTCTTCTCAAAAGAATTTTATATTCTTAGAGGGAAATCATGAGCAACAGTTAAGAGATTGGGCTAATGATATGTATGATAATTTAACTAAAGGTTTTAAAGAAACATTACCTCAAATAGAAGGCGGCAAAGTTTCTAAAAAAGATGCTAGAAAATTCTGTAGAAATTTAAGACAGTTTGCTTATTATACTTATAATGATAAAGTAGTAATGGTTACTCATGGAGGTATACCTAAGATATTAGATAATACTTTATTTATGCCTACTATAGATTTTATAAGAGGTGTTGGAAAGTATGAAGATGCATTAGCTGTAAATTTAGCATTTGAAACTAATATGCCAGAAAACTATTATCAAATACATGGTCATAGAAATATAGAAGACCTACCTATAAAAGCAACAGAAAGATGTTTTAACCTAGAAGGACAAATTGAAACAGGAGGACATTTAAGAGTTGTTACTCTTGATGAAAATGGATTTGAAACACATGAAATATTAAACGAAGTATTCGATACTCAAACTACTGTTGATTCAAATAATTATGAAGTTATAACTGAAGAGATGATGTTTAACTTAATGCAAGATAATCATTTAGTAGCAGAAAAGAAATCAAAGAAATATCCAATTTCAGCTTTTAATTTTAAACCAATGGTTTTCAAAGGCAGACTATGGGATAATCAAACAATTAAAGCTAGAGGATTATTCTTTAATAATGAAACTAAAAAAATAACTTTAAGAAGTTATGATAAATTCTTTAATATAAATGAAAGAGAAAACACTAAACTTCACAATCTAAAGAGAAGTATGACATTCCCTGTATATGAATATTTAAAGTATAATGGATATTTAGGTTTACAAGGAGTTCATGATGGAGAATTAATATATGCTTCTAAAACTACTTTAGAAAGTGACCATGCTAAATGGTTTAAAGAAATATTTAAATAAACTGGAGAAAAAATTGCAAACTTCTGTAAAATATCTCTCCTACATCGACTATGCCGTCAGTTTCCGAAAAGCCATTCAATTACAGGTAAACCAATTAGCAAAAGCCATTGAGATGGAGGATGC